CTTGCCCCTAGCAGTTCCGCCACTTGAATTCCAGGATACAAAATCCCCAACTCTTACTGAGTCTGCTTTGGCCATGAAATTATCTACTAGTTTGCCAATTTCTTCATTCTTTTTAACGTCTGTTGACTCTACCCATCCGATTTCATTCATATCTGACGAACAAATAGGACAAGAGGCTGAATCATTTTTCTCGGTGACGGCAATTTTATCCGTTGGGCACCAGAAAACATTTTCTAGTTCTATATTAGATACAAAGCCTGTAGTTACGGTATCATCACCAAGTTTTTCCACAGATAGGATATTGGCAAGTTGATTTGCAGGGGAATCTACTAAAGATAGTTCCATAAGTTCAAAGTCTTTAATTATTCTTACCGCCTGACCATCCTCATCTTTGTCAACTTTATTCTCATAGTCAAGGATTCTGCCACCGATAGAAAATCCTGTTAGAGTGCCGTCGAGGACTTTTTCCCATGTGTCCTGAGCGCCCTTGCTTACATACGCTGAAACGAATACACCTTTGTAAGTATTATTAGAACTAGGATCAAAATATTCTTTGCGTTCAAACGAGAGAACCCTGCCAACTGCTTTTCTAGAATCGTGCTGCTCTCTTAGGTTGCCGCGAAATTGTTCAAATGCTTTAACTGATGCATCCATGGAAACCACATCGTTCTGTCTATCGACGTTATCTAACGTAGCGAATCCATGCACCATTCTTTTTTCTACATCTACTTTAGAGATGGGCATTGAAAGATGGATGCTTGTCCCATCTATAGCCGTTTTAGTATCGAAAAATTTTAGCATAACAATTAAATTATATTATATCTAACTTTATTAATTTTGTTGCCTACCTTCTCCTTGTGTTGCCCGCCCAGTTTCATCGTTATCTGGAGAATTTGCAGCACGATCTTGATCTCTTGTTCTATTTCTTGTAGCCTGTGCGGTTTGCTCTGCACGCCCCTGAGCATTAAGAATAACAGGTGTGTCACCGCTTGGTAAGGTGGACATTCCAAGTCTTTCTCTTACCTCATTGGGAACAATAACTTGCATTCTCAAATATCGCTCATCAATCTTGGATCTGGTTTCTTCATCAGTTAGAGTAAGTTCATTAAACTCAAACTTGAATGCATCTGTTTTTTCAGCAATAATCTTATTGATCTTCTTTTCTAGGGCATCTTGTGCAGGACGACATACTTGTTCTTTGAAGGTTCTATCTGCTTCTCTTGCCGCCGCCAAACCAATGCCTTCTGTAGATCCAACCTTAGAGGCAGGAACGCGGTGGGCCATAAGAATTTCTTCTTTATTCATCTTCTTATAGTTATTAAATGATGAGTCTTGGATATTGGTTTCGATGGGCTCCATCTTCATTTCTACCTTGTTATCTGGAGTATCACCAGGGATAGGAATGATAGCAGTTCTATGAGACTGACCGCGCAAGTTTCCTTGGAAGAATTCAAATAGTCTTTCTTCCGCTGCCCGTGACATTTTGGCGCCCTTAAGCCAGAAAATATACCGTGGAACAGCCTTATTCTCAAAGTATTCAAGATTAAAGCGTGAGGCAAATTCATTGCCCGCCATCGCATTCTTGGCGGCAACAATGGCGGGAAGACCATAATAAGTATTTGTGGGAGTGTAATTCTTAATATGAATTATCTCGTTAGGGCGGGGGTCGGTAGTAATAGGATTCTTTTCTGACCCCTGAAAATTACGGAAATACACAGCCTTACCATTGACAATTTGTACAAATCCATCTCTTAATCTACGCACACGCATGGTTGGCGCGGGGATATGACCAATATATCCAATTTCACCAGTAGTCTTTCTACCGACCTCAATGTAGCCATTTCCAGTAGATTCAGCGTCAATGTACGCCTTCATTAAAGTCATCGTGAATGTATCGTCATCATTTCTTGTTTCTAACCATTCAATGACGCGAGACTTTTGACGAGCAAGATTTCTCCTTACCCGCCCCAATTCTTCTGTATCGGTAAGAGCCTCAAGTTTTTCCATAACATTAAGAGTAGGAAGAAGATCATAGCCTAGGCCAACAATATTTGCTACCTTAGCATTAATTGCTGAATAGTTGGGGGCGGAAAGTTCATAGATCTTAGCCAATGCATACTGATTATAAAGAGGTTCAACAACATCAAAGATTCCGTAGCCATACTTGTCTGGAATAATTTGTTTTGATGTAGCATCATCTCCAGCATAGACATTATCGTCGGCGGTAACAATTTCTCCACCAGCGGTAATAAGGGCTTTACTTAATTTACGACGAGCAGATCTTTTAAAGTTTTGAGAAAGTCCATTAAGACTTAAAATAGAGTCGGCATCTTGATTGAATTCATCTTTATCCGTTTGAACTAATGACTCTTTTCCAATAGCCTTGCTTAGACCAACGTCATTAATCCAGAGATCTTGTGGCTCTTGCTGCATCTCTCCACGCTCCTGTATCGCCATATGAAAGTAGTCCGTTTTCCATTCTGTATTTATCTTCTTGGTATTCTTCTTCTGTTACCCGTCCGATTCCAGGAATAAAAACTGCTTGACCTTCTGGTTGTCCATAATATGCTGCGGCTTTCTTTATCTCTAGCATCTTTTCCAAGTCGCCTCTTTCGGACGGAATATTAAGAACGTTGTTATCATCATCCTTAAAAATCCCTCCTTCTGGAAGGAGCCACACATATATTCCAAAGTTACTGTTATCTCTTACTACTTGAAGTCCCATGTACCAAATAATAGCACATTAGATGTTATTTGACTGTATTGTGTTCAGGTAGTAGTTAATTTTAGGTCTAGCGGGACTAATCTCAAACCCTGAACTAGTCTTTACGAAGAAGTTTCCGCCTAGATACTGTCCGTATAATATTCTAAATAGGCTGCCTACAGAACTACTAACAGGTAATAATGTGGAAGATGCACTCACTTCATATATTTGATCATCTGCTAATGACAGAACAAATGATCCTGGGGAAACATTGTATGCGTCTATGTATAGGTCATCTGCAGCCATTACTGAGGCGGAAACAAATCTAGATAGGCTATCTTCTGCCACCGCATTTATATCGAAGGCGTATCTAGCCTGATTAGTGAGCGGCTGATAAATAACATTAGTAGATGCTGAAATATAGTTATCCTCTGGAGCATCAGTAATGTTAAAGGTATACGAGGCGGAATCATTGACTCTTACTTTAATCCCATGCCCAGTAAATTCTTGGTGGAGAAAATTGACGGCGGAGGCACTAAAGGAATTCTCCAATATATACAAATTCTGTATATTAAAGTTACTTGAGGCGGTATCGCCAAATCGTATCAGGAAGTTGTTCGTATCATAGGTGGCTAATTTATCATCGAATGAAAAAGTAATATGTGCCCATTGTTGATTAGGAATAACTGATCCAGATACACCATTGATATATAAAGATGTTGAGGCGGAGTCAAAGGATACTAGGCCTGTGTAATTATTCACTTCCGCCGAAAATAATACTAATTTCGCGGCGGACGATGAGTAGATATTCAATAAATCATAAGTTTTATTGTCATTATCATTTAATCGTATAAATGTTCCTACAGAACCAAGATATTTAATCATATAGTAATTATACTATGGAATCGGGAAATTCATCCCATTAGAATGTTTTTTCATTCCAGATGTGAACATTTTCATCTTGTGGATATGGTGTGGGTGCTTGCCAATCGTAATTTTCATCTAATTCCCATGAATTAAACGGGCCCTCTCAGCGGGAAAGTGTGTGAGTTCAGGGGTGTCCGTGCCTGCGGGGTAACGGAAACCGATGTTAGTGGCAGGCATTACTCCTCCGGCTTAGGCTCGGGCTCGGGCTCAACAGGGTACGGTTGATTAGGCTCGATAAAGTCCCCGCCCTGATAACCCCACCCGATAGAAGGAATAGGCGACATTTCGGTTATTTCGATTACAGCGTCATGGTCAGCAATAATAAGAGCAACAAACTCCGGGCTTGCCTTGATTGTATTGACAACAACACCAGCAGAAATAACGGCATAAATTCGTTCCGACATTATTCGCTCCACATAATAGACACGAAGGCACCAGTTCCTGAACCCACAGTAATAGTTTCACTAGCCCCCGGCGTAGTGTCCTTTATCGCCGCCACCTCAACTCCCGACATGGCAGCACGCATAACCGCCACGTTGCTGCCGTTATTCTGCATGTGACCACCCGGCCCCCCGGCGGCAGATACAGCCAGAGCCGTACTCGTTCCCCCAGCAGCGCCATTGAGAGTTACCGGGGCACTATTATTCCAGTTGATCGGAGCGCCATCTCCGCCTCTAACGATCACATAAGCAAAGGTGACGCCAGCGGGCACCGTCCATGACCCAGAAGTAGTGAATAGTTGCCCTTTATTTAGCCCAGCAGGAGCCGCCGCAATAACATTCGTGATACCCATTACGCAATCTCCGATCCGAACAGAGAGAACGTCAGACTAGCGGAAGACGCATATACCGTAACCACATCCGTAGCATCGACGGTGATACCAAGCGACAACCCGATCACATCATTTGCCGTAATAGGAGTGTTATATGCGATGTAATGTGTAGCCGCTTCAGTAGCACCGTTAGGGCGCACCGAAATGCGGAACGTAGCATTTTCCCCTCCACGCTCGGCTACCACAATAGATGATATAACTGTTTCAGTAGCGGACGGAACTGTGTATACATCTGTAGCAGTAGTCGCGGCAGGTGCTTCTTGTCCTAATACCTTATATGATTCAGCCATGATAACTCCTATTATACATTACATACCGCCTAATAAAAATGATTTAGCATATCCTCCGCCGCCCAAATTAGCAGAGGCGGAAATGGGTAAATATGTTGCGCTTGCACTTGCTATGCTAAGAAACTCTAATGGATCAAGGGCGGAAGAGGTAGATGATGTATCAATCCATATTTGCCCTACATATGGTCCGGTGGGGGAGGCAGAAGAATATGCTAATTGTGGCATACCTATGGAAAGTTCTACCCAATTACTGCCGTCCCAAATATAAGGTTTCTTAGCCATGATGCTCCTATTATACTACGAAAATGTTACTGTATCAGAGGGGCCTGCTGCAGTAATGGTATAAATTCTTCTTCCGCCTGAAGTTGTTGAGGTTTGTGTAACGCCGCCTGAGAATGTGGCTGTGTTTGATTCTGGTATTGATAGGATAATGACTCCAGAACCCCCAAGACCAGAAGTTACATTACTTCCTGCCCCACCTCCGCCTCCACCTGAGTTCACTGTAGCCGGAGCGGGCGAACCTGCCCCCTGCGCCGTTCCGCTACTACCGCCACCCGTCCCGGCCCCAGGAGTACCCGTATTCAGACCGCCCCCACCGCCGCCTGCACGGGCAACGGATGAACCCGTGATGGAGGATGAAATCCCTGCGCCACCATTGCCGGAAGTCACTCCGCTCGCGCCTACGCCAGCGGCTCCTCCGCCTCCACCACCTCTGTACGATTGAGCAGCGCCGCCACCTACGCCGCCCGCGTACCCTTGATTGGCCGTTCCGGACCCAACCGTAGTACTACCATCTGCCGCACCACCACCGGAGCCGCCACTTTTTCCGGCTGCTGCGTTTGAACCACCACCACCGCCGCCGCCTGTTGCGGTAATGGTAGAAAATACTGAATTTGATCCGTTGATCCCGGCCAGACCACCACTAGGCGCTGTGGCCCCACCGCCCCCCACGGTGACCGTGTATGGTGAACCTAATTCACCAAAGAAAGAGGATTCGGCGCTGGTTCCACCACCTGAGTTTTCCCCAGGAACATTGCACCTATAGCCACCAGCACCGCCACCGGCTCCATTTAAGTTACCCCCGCTGCCACCTCCAGCGATTACAAGATAACGAACGTCTGGAGGAGGAATAACAAACCTATCAATACCAGTTTTAAGATAAAGTCGTGAGTTTTGAGAAGTCCTCGTACCTGGACTGTCTTTATCAGATGTAAAGACAGGCATTAACTAAACTCCGATCCAAATGCGGTAAAGGAAAGTGAGGCACTTGAGGCATAGACATTTAATGTATCCGCCGCCGATAAAGTAGCACCTAATTGGAGAAATACGGTATCTTCTGCATTGACACCTGAGTTATATACGAGATAGTTTTTGTCTGTTATTGATCCGCCGCCGTCAATTGCAGCAACCCTAAATGTTGCTGATGCAGATTCTGCGCCTCTATTACATACAGCAATAGTAGAAATAACAGTTTCTGTTGATGCAGGGACAGTATATAGTGTAACTAATGAAGCAGATACAGGGGCAACTTGTCCAAGAATTTTATAATTAATCATATTTCACCTCGTATCTGCTCATTATATCATTTACAAGAATAAAAATGGGCTTAGGATATTTGCTTCTCTAGGATCAAATCCATGTGTATGATCAGAGCGTGCTATTACGGAACTAGTTCCTACCGTCCCAGATGCAGAAACATTGGGCGGAGCGGTAATAGATAATGCCCCTCCTGATAAACCAATGTCTTCCCATTGGCTACCAGTCCATACTTTAATAGGATATGACATAGTTTAATTATATCAAACTTCTTCTAGAATCACTTGATCCCAGCCGCCCGTTTCTTCATTCCAGGTGTACATATTTCCATCTTCTGGATAGGGAACGGGTGAATCCCAAAGGCATGTATCTTCATTCAATACCCAGGAATCGAACGGCTTGGGCGGAATGAAGGCATCTCTTTCTGAATCATAAACATATCCAATACCTGCATAATTCTTACGAAGAGCCTTTGTTTGATCTTCTGAGGGTTCATTTGTTTCAGAGTTATAATGAACACCACCGCGAGTATTGTATGAAGTACGGACGGCACCATAATATTCCTCCCAATTTGTATCACCCTCATTTTCATCCTTTCCGACAAAAACCTGAGTAACAATGTTATTAGAATCTAATACTGCGTAATGTGCCATTTTTCCTCCTTTTTCAATTATACTGTAAATTATTAAGTTTAATGATGAATTTAATCCCTAGATTGCGGACATCACTCCGCAGGGGGCCACGGCTCAGGCGTATTGCCCTCCGCAAGCCACTCGGCAAACTCGGGATGCTCCGCGATGCAGGTCACGCGAATCTGGCCGTCATCATCCAGACGCCCAAAGATTTTCACGCCGTCATCGTCCAGCCCAACACTCACCCATGTCATAGTTCAGC